CATGGCCCCCTTTGATAATCCATATTCATCAAACCTGACAAATAAAATTAGTCCTCTCCTAGAGGGTCAAGTTCCTGATTTTGTTCAGGCAGATCATCCTGTATTTGTTAAGTTTCTTAAAAGTTATTTTGAGTATCTAGAGGCTGGTGAATTACGAGTTGATGTTGTCATTGACAATCTACTCTTGGAACTTGAAACAGAATCTTTTGTTTTAGATTCAGACGATAACAAAGTTGTCCTTGAAGATGCTACAGATGCAACCACTGGTAAATTTGTTGTCGGTGAAACAATCACTGGTGCTACTTCTAAAGCAACCGCAACAATTCTTGTTGATGATTTAGGCAACTCTACAAAACCAAGATTGTTCATAACAGGTCAACAACAATTTCAAACTGGTGAAACGATTACAGGCGGAACCTCTGGCTCTACTGGTACGGTTGTAAGGTATCGTGCAAACCCTGTACAAAACTTACAGCAACTTTTAGAGTACGCAAACGTAGACAATACCATATACGATTTCTTAGACCAACTAAGAGATTCGTTTATGAACGCTATTCCAAAAGAACTTGCAGCTGGAGTAGATCAAAGAAACCTCATTAAAAATATACGAGAGTTATATCGAGCAAAAGGAACCTCTGAAGGTCATAAGATTTTTATGAGAATGTTACTAGATGAGAATATTGAAGTAACATATCCAAACAAATTTATGATGAGAGCTTCTGACGGTAAATGGGGATATCAAACAATCATAAGATGTTCGCCAGGAGCAAATGCTCTTGGTGGTGAAATAATAGGTCAAGTTATAACTGGTCAAACCTCTGGTGCAACTGCTGTTGTTGCTAATTCACTTTCTACAGCAGAAGGTGGTGAGCCTATTACTGAATTTGAAATCAATCCTGCTTCATTAGTGGGAACATTTACAGACGGTGAAGTTATACAAGGAACATCTACTGTTCAAGATGTTGTAATGTCATTTACAGTACGAGGTATTGTGACATCTTATGCGGTTACTGATGGTGGTAAGTTGTATTCTGTTGGTGATGATTTAAGTCTTGACACTCAAACTGCAATAGGTAACGGAGAAGCTTTAGTAGAAGTTGGTTCAATCAAGACAGGTAGTGTGAGTCGAGTTATTATTGATGATGCTGGTACTCTTTTCAGAGAGG